TAAATATATTAGGGGTATGTTTTTAAATATATTAGGGGTATGTTTTTAAATATATTAGGGGTATGTTTTTAAATATATTATGGTATGTTTTTAAATATATTAGGGGTATGTTTTTAAATATATTAGGGGTATGTTTTTAAATATATTATGGTATGTTTTTAAATATATTATGGTATGTTTTTAAATATATTATTTTTGATCATATGTAGACCATTTATTGTTTGAAAACGGCGCCACTTTAGGAACGTTTTCTTTATATTCAAAAAATTTATTTTCATTACGGTATTGTTGATTGCCTGAAACTATATCGGGTAATACTTCGTTTTTTTTTGGATTATGTTTCAGTCCATAACACGTGGCGCCAAATAACAGCTTATCGTTTTTAAAAAATCCGCCATTTATACCGGGAAATCCACACGAATTTTTTAATTTGGGATGTTGTTGAACTTGTTTGTAATATTTATCTTGAATTGGATATAGAGCCATCTGGTCTTTAGTCCATCCATAATTACACCAATTGGCGCCTTGATTATAGGCTTCGGTCAATTGGTCTATAGTGGCCAGTTCCGCCCCCATTGATTTACAGGCGATTTGAGCATCTCTATATGAATATTTATTTTCGGATAACTGAAACACTTGCGGTTTCGTTTCTAAAGGACGATTGTCGTTGATACTATTATTATTATCGCTATCCAATCGGTTTTTTATATCTTCCAAAATAGTATTGACATTTATCTCATCACCCTCTTCATCTATAATAGTCACATTATTGTCATTGGTATTAGTGTATCTATTGTCATTATTATTATTATTATTATTATTATTGGCCGCAATTATCGCATCTCTTTTAGTTTGATACGTACCCCTATCTTCATCGAAACTATCGCTAACTTCAGTATAAATTAATAACCCTAAAATACAAAATAATAGGAAGGCGATTAAATAAAAAATAAATAGATTGTCCATATATAATATACGAAATATTAATTTTTCTTATAGAATAATACATAAGCATCAGGACTCGCGATATTTGATTCATCCATTTCAGTAACACTCGCGTCATTATAGGAATACCATTTATCTTTATGATAAACCGACGCATAATAGTGACCACCAAACATATTTCCAGAATGATTGGCGACGGAGACCAGTTGATAATTTTCATTATTTAGTTTCATCGTTATGGGGAACTCAATATTAGTATTTATTTTTAACCCCATATTAGTGAAGCGGTTAAACGATATAATAAGCTCATTTGGAAGTTCTTTAATTTTAAACTTTTTATAAATTTCTTCATATGTTTTTGTTTTTTCATTAAACCATTTATTTTCATTTTCTAAATATTCATCTTTTAAGTATTCGGCGATACATCCATCCAATGTATGTTTAATTGGAAGCATTAGGGTTATAAACGATGTATCTAATTTTGACATAATTTTCGTTTTCGTTTTATTTTTAATAATGGTGGTATAGTTTCCATACATATTATTTTTAAAGTAATCGTGGGTATCTTTAACTTCGGCTTCCATTATTTCTAAAATGAAAATTAAAAATTCATGAATATCGTTCTGATTATTGTTTGTAAAATTAATGTTAAATTTATCTTTTTTAGCAATTTGTTTAATTGTTTTAAAAAAACTAACGGGATTTACAGTGCAGTCGTTTTCCCATAATCCATTTAACACCCTTTTGAATTGATAGCATAATTTTTGAGACGTTTCATCGAATGTATTTGATAAAATAAACTCCCTAAAGCTATCAATATGGCCTAAACATTGAATAGCCGTATTCATAAAGCAACTATTGCCCAAATTTATTAAACCACTTTTTCCACCTTTGTTAACTCTCATACTATAAATCACTTAAATAAATGATCCTTAAATATGATTATTTAATTATAATGACCTATCACTTTAACCAACTAGAAAATAAAATGGATTTGCTATTTAGAAAAATGAATTATATATGCGAATTGTTAGAATCACAAACAATGAATCGGCGACCCAATCCCTTTCTTCCACCACATCACGCACACAGACATTCTCGTTCGGTTCCAACTACGCAACATACTACTAATATGCGACCTACTAATATAGAAGACACTCTAGAATTTACGTTTGTCGCACCCGATACCCAAATTCCTTCTAATTTCCTTAGTAATTTATTAAATCCACGAGGACAGTCTCCAATTGAGACTGGAGTAACCCTGAATGAAATTAGAACAAATACAGAGTTACACACAATTGATAGTGAATCGGAACGTGAAGAGACATGTAGTATTTGTAGAGGGGATTATTCCGACAATAATATAGTGAGAATAATAAATGTGTGCGAACATAAATTTCATTCTTCGTGTTTGGACAATTGGTTATCAAGAAACCGAACTTGCCCATTGTGTAGAGCTGGTGTAGTGGAGGCACCCTAAACTTAATCCAGTTATTATTTCAAAAATTCCACATATTTATTGAAATTAATTATATTATAATTACACGTATGTTTATTTAATGTCCCAATAATCCATTCCTTGTAATTAAAATATACCAGATTAAATAGATCGTCGGTGGTAAAGTCGTCTTTTTCAAAATATATTATTATACCTATTTTTCTTTTAATTTTTTTAACGATTTTCATTAAATCGGAGGCTTTCCCAAGATGTATTATGATTATATCTATTTTATTAAGGATTGGAGACAATTCGGTAAAAAAGTCGAGTTGAGTATTATTAAAAACCTTGAAATATAATTTTAATATCTTTGAATCGGTAAAGGAATTTAATAGGTTAATATTTTTTTCGGTAAAATACACACATGGGTGTAAAATGTCCGTTTTTAATCCATAGTAATTAAATTTATTTGTTTTTGAAAGCACGATATTATTCGCTAGTCGCTGTGTAATTTCATTATTAAAATTATTACCTTGAAAATGGGCGATATTTTTATAGTTTTTTATAACTTCGTATGGTAATAATATATCAGGGACATAGTCTAAGGGAGTTGACTCGCGAACCACAGGGGGGGTGTGTCCGAATACAATAATTACCTTTTCTATTATAAACCCGAGTGATATTAAATGTTTATAAATTTCCTCGTTTGTTGAGGCTGTTTTAAAAAATAGCAAAATTATTTTTTTGTGGCGACGCGAACCTAATATTTTTTGGTTGTTCATATGAAGCACATTATGGTTGTAACTTCCACCCAATGTTGAACATAGACACGATGCTATTAAATCTGTGGCCATTAATGCATCAAACTGTAAATGGTTTATTTTTTTATTTATCAATTTAGAAAAGAGATTGAGGAAGGTGTGGTTTCCTATAAACTCATTTTCATCTAAATAAAAATATAAGGGGGTGTTCGTTTTGCTTTTAAAATTTCCATAATTTAACACTTTATATTCGGTTAATGTTTCTAATATCATTCAATTACTGATATTTAATTTAATTTAATTTAATTTAATTAATTTAGTTAAGTTTAAGTGTTATTTACCAATCCATTCTTAAAAAGTTAAGTTAAGTTTTACTTTTCCTAAATAATTTTGATATCAACATATTTCTTTCTAATATTTCATTTTTACTCAAATTCTTAAACCATTCTGGAAATCCAGGTGCCGTATTATAAATGGGAATAAATAAACTGTCGTTTATACATTTTTGGTCAAGGTCTTCATCTGATAGCAGTCTATTATTGCGAATTTTTTTGAAATTACTATCTCGTTCTAAGCACTTAGAATCGTAGTGATAATAGTCCCATTTTTTATCGTCCATTTTCATCTTTTTTATACATTTCCATAATAAGGTCCTACCCAAATCAAAATAATTTAATTTGTTTTTTTCATCCAGAATTCTATCGCAATTTTGGACACACATTTTAATAAATTTGGTATTAGGTTTAGACGCCATAACCCAATTTGCTGGTTTTGGTTTCCCCGTAAATCCACAATTTTTAAAATGGCAGCCAAATCCAACAAAGTCTATTTTATTTGTCATTTTATTCATAATTGGCATCAAATCCTTCAAAACTATTATATCGCTATCCAACCATATTCCACCATATTTTTCAAGCAATTTTAACCTAATATAATCGGCTTTTTGTGGAATTAGTAATTGATCTATATCACTTCGTAACTCGGGTAAATAGTTATAAACGCTTTTATCATTTAAAATCACAATATTAAAATTATCGCGACAATGTTTTTTAACGCTATCATGGCATAATTTAATATAATTAGGTGGTTCATATACGTTGGGTTTATTTTCCCAATATAACCATATATATGGCTTACTTTGAGCTATAAATGTTTCTTGGGTGTTTATTATCCAATATACGATTACAAGAATACAAATTAGTCCTAAAAGGAATGGTATCATTAATATATATGAATATTTATATTAATAATAATAATAAATTATACTATTTTTTATTTGGATTTAAATTTGTTGCCACAAATTTAGTTATAAATTATAATGATATTAAACCATTCAATTATAAAAGAATTTAATTATAGTAATATACGAGATTTGTATATTAAAAATGATATAATATATGATAAAATAAATAGTCCTATATTAAAAATCGTATGTTTGCCAATCAAACCACTCATTTTAAGCGACAACCCTTACCAATTAATTCTAAGAGAAAAATATAATAATTTGTTAATTGATATTGATATTGATTTGGAATTATATTATAAAAACAATCTTAATTTAGAAAGCAGGATATTGGAATTAATAAAAAAAAATGAGAGGTCATTTGCCAATATTAAAACCCATTTATTTTTAAATGCAAATATTTTATATTCGGATGGATTTTATATCAATATTGAATCGGGAGTTTTACAAAAAAAACTCGCAACTAACGATTTAATCAATTTAAAAATTGATGGGTGTATTATAAATGGATTCAAAAAATTACATATTTTCAAAAAATTTATTTCTAAAAAAAAATGTTTAATTATCAATACCAACAAACTATTGAATAAACAATTGGAAATTGGCTTCGAAAAATGTATTTTTTATACTCCCAAATTAAATGACCTACTATGTAAAATCAAATGGGATTGTATAATTAATTTTGGTAGGTTCACAGGGACGACCGAACCGAATCTAAATATTGATAAGTTTCTATATAAACATCATATTTTTGTTGTTGAAAATTTAAACGATATTACGATGACTATTAAACACTTTTTAGGGGAAACCCAATCCAATCAAATATGTTTAGAAAATGGTCACAATATAAATTTAATTCGCAAATTCATATATAATAATAATCAAGTAAAAACATTGAAACGAAGACAACTATTATTAAGTAAATATGAAAGCGAATTTATGATAGGGATTCCCAATTCTAAATTAAATGTATTTTATAGTTTTCCTGGAAATTTTATCTACAATAAATTTGTTTCTAAACGAAAGTTTAAAACCACCTATGGCGCAACGAACTATGAATGTACGATATGTTTAGAAAAAATAAAAATAAATAATATTAGTTTGACAAAATGTAAACATATCTATTGTCGTAACTGTTTAATGAAAACTCTAGAAATATCTGATAAATGCCCATTATGTCGCCAAAAAATTAGGAAAAATTCGTTGACATTTGTGTCTAATTTTAAATATGAAAATGGAACACTTAATTTTATATTTAATAGAGTTAAACTCAATAAAAAAATAATAATATGTAGTACATTTAATAATACCTTGGAAAATCTAAAATATCATTTGGATGGTTGTAAGTTGCAATTTATTAATATTTCAAACTTGAATATGAGCCAGATGTCAAAATACGACGAAATTATTT